GTTCGTCGTTCATGTTAAAATATGTTAGTTGGGGGGTCTTGGTCCCCATTTTGGTGAAAGGAAAAGGCGACGGTGGAATCGGACCGGTCTTTCTTTGAGATAAGACCCCACCCCCGTTCGCCTGCTGTCTTTTTGCCGTGGCATTGTATGCACAGTATTTGAAGGTTCGCTTCGTTGTACACTTCACCACCTTCGGCAATAGGTCGTATGTGGTCAATGTGTAGCTCACGATCGAACATAGGTACCGTGCCGCAGGCCTCACACTGGCCACCTCTGCGCATTAGTATAGCCTGCCTATACTTGCGCCACTTGGTACTCGCATACAGTGGGTTATTAGCCACTATACGCTTGCGCTGTGTATTATGCTTTAAATAGTTTGGCATTACTTACTTAATTAATTAACTACTTTTTTCTAAACTCTCAGTACAGCTATACTACCTATCTATATTAATGTATTTATAAATAAGTAGTAGTAGTAGTTAATTCTTAGAAGGGTTTAGCATCTGGGTTTATGTCGGCTAACGCCTTGACCATGCGCACGTTATCTGCACCAGTGTAAACCGTTAGTTTAAGTCCTAGCTGATTAACTATGCTGCGTACTTTATTGCGTGCAAAGGGTCGGTTGCCCGTCTCCAGGCAATAACTAGTGTACGACCGGTAGAACTCACTGAACGAAATAGCCTGCCCTTCGTACATACTTACCTGCTCGTCGTAAAAGCTCTGCATGCTGTTTACTGCCCTTCGGTACTCTTGCAGCTCGGTAATGTTACTTGGCACAATCGTAAACGCTCGGTGCTTGTGCAGTCGGTTAAGCCCCGTAATAGCCCACTGGATAATGCCAGGCATTTCCTTTAGTAGCTCGTTCGTTAGGTTCCAATTCTCCCGGCCTACAAAGCTGTTATTTAAACTGATTACCATTAACCGCCGAAATACACCGTTGCTCACGTCGTCTACCATTGGCAGCCCGTTGGTGGCAAATGCAAATTTTGCATAAGGCTTAAAGTCAAACGGTTTCTTATACTTCGGGTTGGCCGTCAGGGTCTCACCTGCCACAGCCTTTTTAAAGCCCGTTGTACCGGTATTGTCTTTATAGCTTATTTCCGTGGCTATGTTCACCCAGCTGCCAGCTAGTCGCTCTAGGTTGCGCTGCTCGTTTAGCTCGTGCCACTCTAGGCGTGTGTGGTACGGAACCATTGCAGCAAGTACGTCCAGTATTACGCTTTTGCCGTTGCCACCGTCTCCGTACAGCACCAGGGCCTTGTGTAGGTTCAGCGAACGGTCTAGGCAATACCCGAACCACTCTTGTATAAGCATAGCCTTTTGGGTTGCGTCTTCGTCCCCTTTAAACACTTCGTCTATAAACTCCAGCCACTTGACTGGCAAGGCTAGCACGTCGTATTCGTAAGGTATAAACTCTTGCACTTTCTGCGCAATCTTATACTTTGGGTTGGTAACGAAGCTGCCGTTCTCTACGTAGCCGTTGCGAAACGGTACTATGTGTAGGTTGTCCGGTTCAGCTGCTAGCTTTTGGGCTAGATAGTCTATAATGTACTGGGCCTTTGCTGCGCTGCCTTTGCTCTTTAATAGATCAAAACAAAGGATTTGCAGCTCACCTACGGTCAGCTCTTTGTATTCGTTGCCTTCGGCGACAAAAAAACGGCCTTTGGAGTAAAAGCCGTTTGCGTCGTTTAGTTGCTGCTCTAGCCATAAGGCCGCAGCGTAGGGGTCAGTTATTCCATCAATCGCTTCCATCTATTAAAGTTTTTTTGCCAGTGTAAATAATCAAAGTCGTCCCCAAGTTCCCACAGTAACTTTTGAAGTTCCAAGTGCTTGGCCCAATACATTGTATTTGCATGGGTCTTGCTCCTTGTAATATACAAAGCTAGGCGTTCTAATAGTTCTGCCTGCTCTTCAAGTTCAGCCAGCTTGGCCTCTAACTGCTCTAGCTCCTTGCGTAGGTTTCTCATGTCAAAGCCTTTAGCCTCGCTTCGTTCTATAAACTTACGCAAGCCGTTCATATCGTAAAAATATCATACCTGGCGTAGGCATTTCGGCAAAAGTTAAAGCGCTTTGCGTCGTGTGAAATTCGAAGCTTACGTTCACCTCTTTTTGCGTCTCCACAATTAAGTAATAAAACTTAAACTGCATAGGTTTTCTGTTTGGTGGGTTATAATCGCAATTATTCATAGTATATTCTCGCGTTTAAGCATCCAGGCTATTTCCTCAGCGTCTTCTATGGTCATAACCACTAGCGTAGGCTTACGGTTACGTTTCCAAAGTAGTACGTTGTACATGCCGTCCGTTTGGGGCATTTTTTCTAGCACTGCGTGCGGGTCCAAACCTCGCTCTACATGCTTGGCTTGCAATTGAAAGGGGTAGGTTTCTACAAAATCTACGCCCTGGGCGTCTAGCCATTTGTTACACTCCCTGGCTGTGCGTACGTTCGGAAAGAGCTGCCGCAGCTTACGCGCGACGGCCTGCTCAAACCGGTTACCTTTCTGCTTTACGTTCATCGGTCAAAAGGGTCTATGTCTGCTGCGTATTCGTCAAGCATTGGGTAAATCTTTTCGCGTAATTCTTTAGGCAGTTGAACTACGTGCCCGCCTATAAATAGGTTCCAATTGTGCACCCGAATAGTGCAGCCGTCTTCGTCACAATCGCGGTACGTTTCTACTATAATTTGATCCTCTAGGTTCAAATCGCAAAGGTTCATTTCGTGTGTCATTTCGTTTTCCCTTCGTAATAATGTAACCACGTCTTAAGCTTTTGCAGCTGCTTCATTTGACCCCACAGCTCGCTAGCTTCGCCCTGGGTTGCCTCTTGCATTTTGCTGCGCACTAGCGCCAGCTGCCCTTCAATGAATACCTCTAATTCCTGGGCCATAGGTGATTTAAAATTGCTCATGTGCTTGCTCTAGGTCTTTGTAAATAGCGTGTCCTATGGCGTAAAGCTCCGCCAGCTGGTATCGTGGGTCAGCGTTAATTCGCTCCATAGCCATTTTAAAAGCTACCTGGATCAAAATGCTGCGGCGATTATCACCCGCACTATTTGCGGGAGCTTGTGGCGTATAGCCACCACCCTGGGGCTTAAAGTCGCTTACGATTTTAGCTAGCGGCGTTTGGTTTTTGTCGGTCTTGCCGGTCAGCTCGTAGTTAATTGACTGCCCAGCGTTAAAGGCGTTGGCTTTTTTAGCGTTGACCTTTACGTGTTCGCCGTTAGATAGGTGAAGCTCGTAAGAGTACATAAGGCCGTACTGGCTCTCCCAAGTGCCGTCGCCGGCTACGTGTTGAATAGTTGCTGTTTTCATAATGCTAGTTTAATGATTTGAACGATAACGAATAGCGTAAGTAGTACAGATACCACGAACGTCATAATAGGCACCCCTTTGCGGTCTACCCAGTTAATGAATTTGTCTGCCATGATTTGTTAGTGTTGGTTAACACTGCAATACTAGGCAGAAAAATTTTACCGGTTGTAATTGTTTTCGGTCAATATCTGCGGGAAAACGTCCAGAAAGCGTTTACCGTGTGCTTTGCGCAGGTAGAACTCCACCGTAATACAGCCAATAGACTTGGCCGGTGCGCCTCGTTCTACGTGCCATCCAAAGGCACCGTCGCTGTATTCGTCCTTATACGTTCCGGTTCGCACGTGCAGCACGTCCTTAATAATTGGAATCCGCCTACCGTCTAGGCTAGCTTTGGCCTGATACATGGCGTACAGCTCGTGTACGTGGCCCATCCAAATGCAGTCGGCCCCTTCTACGTCGGCCATTTTGCGCTGATTCTGAATAACGCCCCGCGTTACTGGACCGCCGCCACCGCTGCCGTGATAGTAGTGGATTTTGTACGACCTGTCAAATGTAGACGCTCTAAATTGTAAAGTCAACCAACCGCCATACCCGCCCGTTACGATTGGCTGGGCAGGTTTGTGGGTGTAATTGAATAGGTCTGCAAAGCGTTGCAGCGGGTCGGTCTCTACGTTTTTAATAATGGCCGTCTCGTGGTTTCCGTACGCTATAAATATAATCGTATCGGCGTAGTCCTGGAACCATTGTACCGCGTCTTCAATTACGGCATCTAGGTAGTTTACCTTGTTATGCTCAGGCAATATGTCCTTTTTGCTGCGACGTGGGTCGTACTTACCCTGCATCAAACAAAAAAAGTCGCCGTTTATGGCGACCTTCGCGCCTTCTTCTTTGGCTAGGTCTAGGTGTTTCTTTAGTGCCTTTCGGTCGCAGTGTGGGTTATCCCAGTGTACGTCCGAAATCATGTAAAGCTTTATACGATTACCCGACACGTGCAGGGTATGGCTGTTGCGGTGGTGGGTAGCTATCATTTCTTTAGGATTACCGCCAGTAAAGCTAGACCTAAAATCGTAATAACCACCATTGCAGCGCGTTCCGTTTTTTTGTCAGTCTCGCGCTTGACTTTCGTTATGGTTTTGTCAGTGTAAACCTTTACCGTGTCTCCTTTACACGTTCCTTTTATGTATAAACGTTCCCCCGGTAACCTTATCACTTCAACCTGCACCCGGTCGTTAACGAGCGTTACGCTGTCGCGCAGGGTTATGGTGTCGTGTACCGTCTGCGTCTCGCGTATGGTTACCGTTTCAACGATTTTAGGGCTGCAAGCGGCTATAAGTAACGCGCTTGCCCACATTGCGGGCGCGTAGTATTTCACGTTTAAGGTCTTTAGGGTTGTAGCTGACGTGAACCCACTGCGGCTGGGTGTCGTTTCCAAACTCGTATATGAGCTGCGTAAACATGGCGTTTGCTTTCAGCCAGTCGTAAAGCTTGCGGTGGTTACCGTCCGGGCTTTGCAGGTCGGCTGCGTAACCCCATAAATGGTCGCTGTTCCTGGCTCCGTTTACCGCCTCATTGACGACCTTCGATCTGTACCCGCTGGTTACGTTCACTGGCCCTACCGCGTCGCGCAGGGGTTGCAGTACCTTTTCGCAAAGCAGCTGCAAGTTTTCCACGACCTTGGGGCTGGGTGTATTGTCCAGCGCAAAGCGCGTCTTTGTAAGTTCTTCTAGCGTGAAGTTGGCTGTTAGTCTTTGGCCCATAGTAAACCGATTATAGCCGGCAAAAATACACCGGCTTCGGTTAATGTGGCTTTCTCAAACCAAATAAGCAGAAAAGCAGACATAAACAGTATGCCTGCTAGCACGCTAGTCTTTGGGTTCTGCGTTATTCGCTTTAACATCCTTGCGCCATTGGTAAACGGTGTAGCCTATGGTTAGGCAGAAAGAAAGTACGCCTACTATTGGCATAATTTGCGCAGCTAGCGCGCTTATGCCGTTGAGTACCCAGGCACCGGCTATATGATCGTTTGTCATAGCGAAAAAGGGGGCCGAAGCCCCCGTTTATTATTTCTTCGTCGTGGTGGCTTTCGGCTCTACCGGCGCGGGAATCAAAGCCCATGCGTCAGCTGCCAAAGTGCGGTAGTAACCGTCAACGCCTAGAACTTCGTCAGCGGCTGGGTCATTTACCTGCAATACCGTGCGCCAGTACGAAGACGCGATTACGGCTCCATCCTTTTTAACTTCGGTGGTCTTGCGTACTTCAATCGTTCCGTCAAGTTTGACGTTGAAGCCCGAAATGTAGATTACTTCTTCAATCATTTTTTTGTTGTTTTATTTTTAAGCGGTAAAGTAGGTAATTGTGATGCTCATTTCGCTATCGTTGTTGAAATTAGCATTAGTTAACATTGAATCGCTCCCTGCTTCAGAAACCTGTGCAAACGAAATGTTTGTGCTTGAGTTTGGAACGTATATCATAATACTTCCGCCATAGGTTATATTATCAAAACGAATAGAGCCTGCTGATTGGCTGCCTCTGTTTACGTTTCCATTTGCAAATGGTAAACCTTGAAGCGTTGCATTTCCCGTTGCACTTCCAACATTTGTTAAAGCAACGTAAATCGTGCAAGTTACCTGACGACCGATTTTAGTATAAACGCCAACTTGGTCAAAATAAGTGATACCCGTAGAAGCACCACCAAAAGCAACAGACGGAGTAAAAGTGCCTTCTTCGTAGTCATCAAGGGCGTTGGCTGCTGCGAAGTCACCATTAAAGCAAAGGCCTGCGGTAGTGAAACGGGCACGCTCCGAGCTTTCACGCTGAATAACAAGGTCACCACCTACTGAATTGATAACTGCGTTACCCGAAAATCCATAAGTAGCGTAAGAGGCAGTGCCGCCACCTCTAAAGATTTTAATTCCTGCGGTGTTATCAGTACGAGCCGTACTACCCAAAGTAACCAAAGTATCAGGCGAACTCGTGCCGATGCCTACGTTGCTGGTGCTTACCGAAATAGGCAAATCGTTGCCCAGTCCGTCGCTCAATGTTTTGGCGGTGCCGCTGATCGGCCCGTTGTCGCCTACCTTAATAAGGCTGTCGTATGTGTCTTTGGGTTTAGTGCCCGTTAGTGTAGTTCCCATACTGTCAATTTAATGGTATAAAGTTAGTTAAAAAAAGGCTTACGCGTTCCAGTCCCACTCCGAAAGTTCCCAGGCAGCGTCAAGCGTTTGCCACTGGTCTTCGGCGTTAAGGCCGTCGCTAAAAAAAATAGTAATAAACTGCGCTGTATTCATATGTTCCAGTTATTGTCAAGTTCAGCCCAGGTGTAATCTTCGTAATAATTTTCCCAGGTAATCCAATAATAAAAAATGTGTGTAGGTAATTCGTAAGTGATCATATTTCGGAGCGTTCTAGGTCGCCGTCAATAAACTCGCGGTACGTTACTCGCGTGCTTCGTTCGGTAATACTTAAATTAACCGGCTTATAATCTACGCCATCCCATGTGGTGGTATGGTTATACGTTACGTTTCCGTTTAACTCTATTTCGTAGTATTGGTGGCTTCTAAAAGATTTACGCGCGATCTGTTCAGCCACTAGGTTGGCCAAGTAGCGGTTATTAATATCCCAGCTTACGTTACCAGCTGCGGCGGTGCGTCCGCTAGTCGTGAAACGTCCGATAAGCCCAGGGGTGGTAAGCGGTTGCGCCGTCCCTGGTATGTCGCCCATTTCATTAGTTAGACTAACGTCTACCCCGTTCTGCCTTGCCGTGTTGTCGGCATAGTGCGGTATTTGGTTCGGAAAATCGTTGTGGTACTCCATAAACAGCGTACTGGTAACCGTAATGCTGTCGGCGTCATATCCTGCCACCTGCACGGCCGTAACAGTAATGTAGATTTGCTGCGTTCCGATTGTAGGAAGCGTGTCTAAGTGGTAATTGTTTACGTGGTACGTAATGTCCGCCAGTAAAGGCCCTGGGCCTGCTACAAATTGCTGCTTGGTAAAAGTCGCCGTGCTTGGCGTTGTGGTCCAGTCGGTACCGTTCCAGTAATAGTTACCGAACTTAATTTGTACCTCGTACTCTACTTCTATGGTGTCCCCAGGAAACGCGTCATTAAACGAAAGCCTAGCGCGCAGGTACGCGTCGTAGTCAATGTGGTTAGCCCCGGTAGGTGTAGCGTCGTTTACAAAGTAATTTAGGCGCGTTTTGTACTGACTAGTCTCGTCCTTAATGTAGTCGCTCGCCGGCTGGTTAATTAGGTACAGCACCTCGCGTGTAGCGGGCTTGTACATTTCCGTACCGTCTGAGTAGACTACTAGGGCCTGCGTTGGACCGGTCGGGTAGATTTTGCCAAGGTAGTCCCCCCCAGTATCGTAAAAATTGTAGTAATCTGGCGTTTTAATATGGCAGCTGCGAAAGATAATTTCGCCTTTGTCCTGGAATAATTGCAGGTTAAAAGCCGTGCAAATGTCTTGTATAATTTCGCGGCTGCTCCGTGGCTCGCCGTCCGTGTAGGCTAGGCCGTTGCGTATTGTCCCGGTCCACCAAAGCCCGCCCTCAGTTGTGGTTACTCCGTATGGCGCGTAGTGTTCACCTACGTAAAAGCCGGTAAATATGTCGGCAATTTTGCAAAAGGTAAAGATGCTAGCAATATAGTCCGTGAACGGTATTACAGTGTCTAGCTGAATAAAGTCCGCGCGTTTTTCTAGCATTTGGAATCCGTCGGCGGCCACCACCTTAATAAAGCGTTTGCCGTTGATTACTTCAATTTGCCCTAGGTCCGGTGTAATAACTCCCCGCCACACGATATTTAAACCTTCATTGACCTCAAGTACCCACTCAGGTTTAGCTGTCTTAAATACCTCGCGAAAATCGTCCACCGTAGGCGTGGCACCTTCTAGGTAAAAGTTGACCGTACACGAGCTAGGTATAATGCCTGGCAGTACGTTGTCCTGCGGCTGGTATGCTATTTCCCAGTCGCCTACGTAAACCTCAACGGGTGGCAAAAAATCAAAGCCCTGGTAAGTTGTACCAAGGTCGTAAATTTTAAAATCGTACCGTGCGGTATTGGCGTAGAATACTAGCGTTTTAGCCATTACCCGGAGATTCTAGAAAAGTTAGTGCCACTGCGCTGGGTACCTAATAGCAGGTCGCTGCCGCTTACGCGGGCGTTCATGTTCAAAATGCCGCCCTCGCCAAACAGTCCACCTAGGCCAGTACCCTGAGCTACGCCTTTAAATGCTGCGCCCAAAGGCATGCCGGTAAATGCGCTCACGATGGCAGAAAGCGCCAGCGTTGTGGCTACGGCTGTGGCCAGTTGACGCACATAGTTTTTGATTGCGTTCTGCAATTCGTCAAAAAAGCTAGTGCCGTTGTTCATGGCCGCCGTAAATGCGCTGCTTAGAATTACCCCGAACTCGGAACCTACCGCGGTCGCAAACTTCATTTGGTCGCTCATTTGTTCGAGCTGATCCTTTGCGCCTTGAACCATTTTGCCCATTTCGTCGTATGCCGGAATAGTGCTGCTCTTTAGTACCATGTTTTGGTACGTAAGGCTATTGGTAACTGGCTTTAAACCTTTGGTGTCTAGCTCAATTAGCTTAGCCTTGGTGCCTGGGTAGATTTCACCGCTGGCACGGCCTAGCTGGTAATTGGCTTGCTCAATGGCGTTTCTCAGCTCGTAAAAGCGTGCTGTACCTACCTGGGTAGTATTGTACTCGGTCTCCAGGTCCTTAATCGCCTGGCGCATGGATTCCAAGGAAACCACGAGCTGCTGAACTTCGGTAGTCTGCTGAACAATAGGGCTAGCTTTTCCCTTTGGCTTTACTAGGTCGCTAGGCTTGGCGGTGCCGGTTGCCATGCCAAGCTTGTTAAGCGCTGGCCCCATAGTCTCGCCTATGTTTAGCATATTGGTAAGCCCTTCAAGCAAACCGCTAGCTGCTGGCGCTATGGCTTCGCCTACGCGTGCCTTAAAGTTTTGCCAGGTAGTGCTTAGGCGTACCATTTTGTCGGCCGCGGTGTCTACCGCTGTGCCCATTTTGCCAAGTTCCTCGGTGGCAATATCGCCCACTGCGCGCGCTACGTCTGCTATGCTTTGCGCCTCTAGTGCAGCACCGTTAAACTTTTCCTTTAGGCGCGTAGTGCTGATTCCAAGGTTGTCAAGTATTAACGGCGATTTGCGGCCAATACCCGTAACGATGGATTCTACTAGGTAGTCAACGCTTTGCCCAGTTTCCTGAGCGCGGCGCTTGGCAAACTCTAAAAGCCCGCCTAGCTGCTCAATAGGAATACCAAAGTTCCCGGCCATTACCGTCGCCTTCATAAGGTCTAGGTCGGTAACTAGTCCGCGGGTGGACTTGCGTAATTCCTCTAGCTGTGCCTGGTCGCCAAAACGTGCAAAGCCCTTACCTACGGTTTGCATTTGGCTGCCTAGCTGAATAGCCTCAGCGGTAAAAGCTTGTATTTGGCCAACCGCAAAGCTCGCACCGATAAGCTGGCCTAGGTTGCTAAACAGCTTACTGGTTTCCTTTAGCTTCGCGTCTACTTGCTGTATGCCACGGCGAAACTCGCTAGGGTCTAGCCCTAGAATTACCTTACTGGTTACGTCGTTCGCCATAGCTTCGTAATAATGCCCTCAGGCTGCTTTCGGTTTTTTCGTCTTCAAATTTAAGTAGCTCCGTTTCCGTTACTACCTTTTTAACACTTTTGCCGCTTACGTTAACTAGCACGGCTGCTAGCCAGCGGGTACGTTTCCATTTGTCTTTTTCAGCTTCGAACCCGTGGCGCATGACTGCGTTAAGCTGGTCTAGCGTCAGGGTTTTGGCTTCGCTAGGCGCAAGGCCTAAACGCCCCACCAGCTGACCCAGTACGTCTACTGGGCCGCCGGCTGGGAAAAAGGGCCGTTAAGCCGCTGGGTAAGTTCGGAAATATCCCAGGCCCCTGCCATGGCTTTGAACTCGTCGAAGCTAATACGGTCTTTATCGGACCAAAACTCCTGAGCGTAAAGCATGGCTAGCATGTCTGCTAGGCCTAAGTTTCCCATGTCGGTAACGGTTTTCCCCGTTACTTCTTCAAACAAAAGCGCTGCCCCCAGCGTAAACTTTTTCCCTTCCATGGCTTAGTTTGTTCCTACGGTAAATGATCCAGTACCGTTAAGCGTGAAGCTTACGCTACCGTTGTCTTTGTCCGGTGCAGAAACCGAAAGCTGGGTAAGGATTGCCTGGCCTTCAATTTTGGTCTCGCCGGTTACTGGCGTAGAGCCGCCCGCTGCTACCTGGGTGATACGCAGGTAAACTACGTCGCCAACCTTAGCGTAAAGCTCGTCAGGGTTCCACTGGCTAGCGTCGTCGTCGCCTAGCAGCATAGTGCCGCTAACGCTCCACGTTTTAGCGCTGGTTACGTAGCTGCGGAATACCGCTACGTCTTTAGAGGTTACTTCGCGCGTCTCCGCGTTCATTTCGAAGCTGCACTCGGTTTCGGCGGCAAAGGCCTTGTAGGTCGTGCCGTCCGTGCTTAAAAATAGGCGGACTTCGCCGCCGGAAATTGTAGCCATTAGTAATTGATTATAAAAGTGAAATCAGCCGCAAGTATTACGGTTTCGTCGTCTTCGTTGTAGAACATTTGCGCCCCGTCCATGTAGCCCAGGGTAAAAGTGTTGTGTACCGTTTGCAGGTATGTGCGTATGGTACTTAATTGGCTTTGCGCAGTGTCTGCGTTAGCGTAGTGCAAAAAAAGCGTAGAGCTTACGCGCTCTGCTTTAAAGTTGTCTTTGCTTTCGGTTACGTCAATACCGTTAAGCTGAATTACTATAAAGTCATCCATAAAGCCCTGCGGTGCCGCATACGAAAAAACGGGCGTAGCCGTGGCTGCGCTTACCGCGTCGTATATGTATTCTAGGTAGTTCACCGCAAATGCTGTTTAATTCGCCTTTGTACAAAGTTACTAATAAGTTTCTGAGCTTTTTCGGTTGTGCCGTCGCTATCTACCGCAGCGTCAATGAACTTTTTTGCTTTGAAGCCTTTTTTCGTTCCACCGAAAAGCTGCCACGGGGCGTAATAGGCGCCCTTTTTTGATTTACTGCGCAGGCCTACTACTACGTAAGCCTTTACGTCGCCTTTGTTCGCGAAAAGGTCTATTGACTTGTAAAGGTTGTAAAAAGCGCCGCTTGCGTTTTTCTCTACGGTTTCGCCTTTGCGGTTGCGAAGTCTGCTCTTTGCTTTAAGGTCATTGTAAGCCTCTTTGCGGGCTTTATCCACTAGCGGCTTAGCCTCACGCTTTAGGAGCTGTCGAAGCTCCTTAAAACGCAAATTCTCAGCTGTTGCTAATTTGCTTAGTCTTTTGCGGAACTGGTCAAAATCTTCTACGCGTCCGCTTTCGCTGCGTAGGTAGACTGTTTTACCGCGTGCCATTGTCCCGCAGTCGGGTTTTAATAATGTAGTACCTGCGTCGTCCTTCGGGTACTACACTAATAACGTCATAGCTCTGACCGTCGTACTCTAGTTTCCAGGTGCCCGCATGCTTTTGCATGTCGGTCCAAGTGTAGTCAATCACTTCCCACTCCTGGGTAATTTCGTTCCAGACTAAAACTGGCAAAGGGTAACGCAAACGCCAAAGCATAGTCGTGCTGCTTACCATTTGGTCGTACGGCATGGATTCGCTGCCGGTGTTTTCGTTTACAATACGCTGCGCGTAATACGTGCCAGCTTCGGCCCAGGTCTTAATTACCTGCCCGCTGTCGTTTTTTGACGTGTTCGGGTAGTACAGCGTTACGCGTAGGTCTAGCACTAGCTAAAGTTTTGGCGGTAGCGGAACGCTAACCGATCAAAGAAACGGTTTGAATTGTACGGCAAGTCGTCGCCGTAGTCGTACCCGAATTTAACGCGTTGGTACAGCGCGTGCTTCACGTCTGCGGGCGGGTTAGTGTCGCCGCACGTGTAAACAATTACCATGCGCGCAGGCGTTTCGTCCAGCGTTAGCACGGTGTTAATGTAGTCGTAGTCGTCGTAAAGGGCCAGTACCGTAGTTACTCCCTCGTCGTCGTAAGCTGTTACGCTCGTAATACCCGTAACCGGACCCAGGGGCAGAGTATAAGACTCTTGCCCCACGGTGTCCACTGTTACAGTTGTAGCACCTAAACGGTAGCCGGTGTAGCTGTTAAATTCCTCTACCGCTGCGCTGAAAAGCATAGTTAGTAGCGCATCGTCTGCGCTACCGTCTACGCGGCAAAAACTTTTCAATTCGGTAAGGTTTACCGTAATTGGAGTATAACTGCTAACCGTTACCATGTTTAGATAGTAATATCGGTTGCCAAAGCAAATGAAGCGTTACGCAATACCGCAACGTCCATAAAGCGCTCCAAGTAGATTTCTACAATAGATGACTTCATGTTAGTGTATGGGTCTACCATAAGGGTAGCACCGCCCCAGAATCCAACTTGTACGTCAGACCAGTTACCGAAGACCATACCGTACTCGTCTGGAGTAGCCGTGTAGTCAACTGGTGAAAGCGTAGTAGAAAGGATGTTGTAACCGTTGGCAGTCATAACTGGGTTAAGCGTGCCCTCAACGAGGAAACGACCTGAACCTGCGTCAAGCTTGGTCTGCTTCAATTTAGCCAAAACAGCTGGGTGCGTAACGTAAGCAAGGTTGCCCTCTAGTGCGTCGGCGTTGGCCAAAGCTGATTCGAAAGCGATCAAGTCTGCGTAGTCAATTGCTCCGATAGTCAAAGCCTGAGCAGCCAAAGCCGTGTAAACGCCAGTAGGCTGGTTATTGCTTCCGGTTCCGTTAAGGATTACAGATTCCATGCCTTTGTTAAAGGAACGGTTAAGCTGGTTAATAATACGCTGCTCAATTCCGCGGCTGTACTCTTGACGCAAAAGCTGGTTTGACATTGACGCGGTGATAACGGCGCGCTTAGGCGACATGGTAACCTTGTCAAAAGTGATGTCCTGAGCTGTGTCGGCTCCGGTTTCGGTTTTCCAGTTCAGGTCGTAAGCAGCAGTTTGCTTAGGAAACTCTACGTTACCTACAAGGTTTTCGGCTACCGAAACTTGCTGCAAAAGCGGCGTGTTAGGGTAAAGAAAGTCAATGTAACGGCCTGGCTCGGTAAATACCAAGTCGCCGCCCAAGTTGCCGCCGGTTCCGCCGGTTACAGACTGGGTACGCTTAGTAAACATTTCAGGCAGGTTAACTGCGTGCATGTCGCGAACGTCAACGCCAAGGCGACGCTTTTCGTTCATGCCTTCCTGGTTTACCTCAGCTTCAACGCCGGTCAATTTGCCGTTACGGGCTTCGTTGATGGCCTTAATAAGGTTGAATTTCGCAAGGTTGCGCTCCTCTGATTTAGAAAGCTGGCCCTGGACGGCTGACGCGTCTACAAAAGCAGCAGCGCGCGTCTCCGATTCTTCTTTGTGATTTTCCACAATTTCGGGGGTTTTGGTTAATTGTTCGGGTTCAGCCTTTAGGGCTTCTTCTAGCGACCGTAAAGCTACGGACGTAGTTGGGTTAGCTCCGCGCGGCGTTAGGCTAATATCGTACATTTCGCCGATTTGCTCAATGACGCGCGTGGGCTTTTCGCTGCGGACGTTTTCCCAGCGTTCTTTTTTAACGGTAAACGCCCAGCTAGCTTGGTCCACGTCTCCGCGGGCTACAAGGGTGCGTACTTCGTTTCCGGTCGTGGTGTCGGGTAGGTCGAAACGGAACTTTAGGCCGTTGTCGTCCTGCTCCAGTTGCAAGGTCCCTTCGCCGTATTTGCTGCGTGCAAGTACTTGGTCGTAACTATGGTTGTACAGCGCGTGTACGTCGTAGTCCCGTAATTCACCCAAGGCGTTAGGGTCGATGCGCTCGACAAAAGCGCCCATGTCGTACTCGTTCCAGTTAAGGGCATAGCCTTCGACCGTGTTACTGTCCGATTTGGGCAGCGCTTGGGTCCGTATTTCCTTCTCCATTTTCTTCGTTATCTGAAGCCATGTGCATAGGCTTGTTATACTCGTCGCCGCCTTCGATAGGTGCTAGGCCTTCAATGCGTCGAATTTCGTTAGCGCTCATTACGCCGATATTCCAGTAGCTAACGTTACGCTGTACTTCGGTCGCGATGTCGCCGCGCATAAGCGCTTTAATATCCATCTGGAATTTACGCTGCCCGGTAAGTAGCTTATTCGTAAACTCCATTTCGATTACTTCGACCAACGGGCGGATGCAGTCGCTTATGAACATAGCGTTCTGCGCTTCGATGCTGTTGGCATATCCACCGTTTTCGTTGTGGCCGATTTTGTGCGGGGGGACGCTGAAAAGGCGGCAGATTTCCTCAACACTAAACCTCAAGCTTTCAATTAGCTGCGATTCCTGAAAATTCGCTGCTACTGGCTTGTACTCCGCGCCCTCTGTTAGTACAGCTGTCCGCCCCTTATATTCTTTGTTCAGCTCGTCGAACTGACGGCCGATAGCCTTTACCCGGTCCGCGTCGCGGATTGTGCCCTGCAATTGCAGAATACCTTTAGGCATACCGCCGTTACCGTAAAAGCCGCCCATGTGCGCAGTTGCCGCCATTGAGCTGCCAATAATTTCTTTCGCGTACACGATCGGGCTAACTCCGTTAATGCCGTCGAAGCTCCAGTACTTAAGGTGAATAAGCTGGTCCGGGTTTAGTCGCAGGTTAATACCGTTGCGCAGGTGCAGCTGGTAAATAAGCTCGCCGCTGGTGGTGTCTACCGTTACAAGCTCGGTATCAATTAGCTCTAGGCCGGCAAGGCTCGCGCCGCTACGTACCGGCAGTACGTAAGCGTTACCTCGCAGTAACAGCTGGGTAAGCATAGCCTTACGAAAGTCGTAGCTATTGTAGGCTACGTTCGGGCGCTTGCTTACCATGTCGTTAATGAACCCAGGCTGGTAAAGCAGGCCTTGTTCGGTTTCCCGGTAAAGGTGCCAAGGCAGGGACGCAATGGTATTGCTAATAAGGTTGACGCAAGCGTAAACAGCCGATACCTTGGGGGCATTTACTGCGCTTACGTTCTCGCCCGAAAGTGTAGCGTTTCCGCCGAATAAACTAATTAGCCAGGGCTTCGGGCTAATTACTCCGCTTACGCTCCGCTTTATACGGTCATACCATGCCATAACACAAAGTTACACAAAAATTATATCCATATCCTCATAAGTACTCATGCCCGTGTTAGCATTATGTACATAGCCTGCAAGGGCCGTAATTAGCGCAGCTGTGCCGTCTATGCGGTCCGGTGCCTTGTCCTTTTGAAAGGTCCAGTTGTCGTTTTTGTCTATGTGTAGGCTAGTGTTTGCTATCATCCAGGCAGTAATAGGGTTGCCGTCGTGGGTAATTCCTTTCGTGGTTACCATGCGGTATAGTAGCTTCATGGGTTCATTTACCATAAGCGCGGACTGGCGCACCTCGTAGCAGAACTGTTTGCCGTACTTCTGCCGCAGACGCTCTACCGTCTCGGCCGCGTTCCAGGGGTCAAAGAAAATTCCCTCTATTGGGTGGCTCTGCATTATTCGTTCAATGCTTTCTATGCGGTGGTCGGTTGTAGTAACCTCGCCCTTCACTACGTCCAGGCTGCCGTTTTTAACCCAGTTGCGCACCAGGTTCGGGTACTTCTGCTTTCGCTTGGTCATGGCGTGGTCGGTAATTTGGTAATACTGTTGCGTATAAAAACGCTCGCCATTAAAGTAAACCACCGCGTAGGCTGTAAAGTCATTAACCGCGGCAAGGTCAACGCCTAGAAAGCACCGCCATTTTTCCACACCTTTAGGCTTCGGACCTTCACACTTTAGCCACTTGCCTAGTTCAATGTACGGCTGTGCGCTACCTGCCCACTGGTTAAGGTGAAGCTTGCGCAAACTTAAAAGCGTTGGCTCGTCGTGCTTTGCCGTATTGCTTAATTCCTCTAGGTACTGGTACGTTACCGTTACGCCCAGGGACGGGTTAGCTTTTTCCCACACCTTTGGGTCGTGCGGGTTTTCTTCGTCCGTAGCCCCGTAAATAATAGTTAACCAGCTTGGGTCAATGTGCGGCTGTTCCTTTACGCGCTCCGCGTATTCGTGCCACTTGTGCGCAAAGCTGTACGCGCTGCCCGCTGTGGTGATGGCTATCATTTGGCTAGGGCGTGCCGCCATAGACGTGCGCAGGGCTTCCCATAGTTCCGGACCCTTCACCTCGTTCCAGCTGTGGATTTCGTCGCAAAGAATTAGGGACGGGTTTAAACCGTGGTTACTTCCGCCGTCGCTGGTAATGGTCTTCAAGTACCCTGGCTTTCCCCTTAGTCTAATTTCCTTGCGGTATGGCTCTAGCACCTTTTGAAGCTGCGGATTTAGTAGAATCATGTTACGGACGTAGCCAAACAAAATACCCGCCTGCTCTCTGGTGGCTGCGGCTAGAATTACCTGCGGGTTGCTGCCGTCCTTAAATCCCTTCAGCATGTGGGCTACGGCTAGCATGGCTATAAACGCGCTCTTTCCGTTCTTACGCGGAATTTCTAGCCACACCATACGCTTACCTTCCGCGTCCCGAATTAGACCGCGTTGCCAGTCCATAAGTTGTACCGGCTTGCCAGCTCCCGCGTCCTCAGTCAGTACGCAGTACCGTTCGATTATATTCTCAGTCCAGGTCGAGTCCATCGCCTAAGGTCTTGCGTAGTTTCTCAATTTCCAGCGTAGCCTTTTGCAGGGTTTCTATTGCAGGGTTTTTGCGAAGCACTGGTTTGCCTCGGTCGGTTACCGCTTCGAGTATTGCGCCATGCGTGTCTATGCTTTTCTCGCACTCTAATTTGATTCGCTCCCAGCGTGCTAGTTCGTCGTTCATTTTTCGTTAAAGGTTTCGTTTAGTAGGTCTGCTAACTCTTGAGCATCTTCTCCGATAGAGCCAATCTTCTCACCATCTAAGAACACATCGTATCCGTAGGTATCGCAGCATCCATCTGCGCAGGTGTGGTTATATGCTTGTAGTTCTATTTTCATTTCTCGTTGGTGTTAAATGTTAAAATACCGTGCTTGGGGGGTCTTGGTTCCCGTTTTGG